CCGGAAAGAGGCCATCATATTCCCCTCACCGGTACGTGCCTGCGCGGCGTTCTGCTTCACGCAAGGCGCGTAGCTCCTGAAAGGTCATCTGCGACGGGTCTTTGTGTGCCACGGTCGCAGCATCACCGCTCAGAGGCTGAATCGGTGCGGGCGCCCTGGAGACCTGCCGTGTGTTTTGCGGAGCCGGGTCGCCCTTGGGCGCATCCTTCGGTTTTGCCGCATCTTCAAGCCGGGCCTCCAGTTTGCCGAGCTCCGCAATTACGCGGTTCGGCGATAACTTGGACAGACGCTCGGCCACATCCGGGTTCTGAAGGACGTGAGCCATTAGCTCCATGCCCTTCTCGCTTTCGACGATGTACTGCATGCCTGCATCAGGAAAATCGATCTCGGACTTACTCAGAGCTTCTTCAATCTCTGGGTGAGCCTCGAAATACGCGTCCCGACGATCCACAAACGCATTCACTGCTTCCTGCGCTTGTGCTTTCTGCCTTTCCTGCAGGGCCTGCTGTTTTGCAGCTTCACCAGCAGCAAGGGCCTCACGCCTCGCTTTCGCGACTTCGTACTTCGTCAACGCCCGGGTGTATTCACCGACCGTCTTGAAGTCCTCCGGCTTGGGCTCATCGTCTGAGCTGTCACCGGCCGCTGGGCCTTGGCCTGACTTCGTGGAGCCTTTGCGCGTCTCTTCGAGTTCGCGCTCTAACTCCGCTGCCCGTCGCTCTGCCTGAATTGCTCTGCGAGCCTCTTCGGCTGCGAACTCTTCGGCCTCTTTCTGCTTGCGATGCTTCTTCGCGATGACACGCCGTGCGTGCTCGGTCAGATTCTCGCCATCGGGATCGTCATCAACTGCGGGCTGAGGCGCCGCCTTACCGTCTTTCGACTTCTCCGGTGGAGATTTCTCGCCACTCGGCGATTGAAACTTACCACTGTCGTCGCGCGGTTGCAAAGTGGTCTTCTCGGCGCCGCTCACCGAATTGGATTTCGCATCGACCGACTTCGCATCTGGCGATGCATCCGGCTTCGCGCCTTCAGGCGCTTTGAACTCCGGCGCCTTCCCGCCGTTCGACATCACTTCGACCAGATTCTCGCTGCTCACAACCTGAGCCATGGGTTACTCCGCTGCGCCGTTCGGGCGCCTGTCTTGGGTGCCAGCATCGATGAGCTGCTGAGCCGCGCGTTCTTCATGCTCGGATTCTGCGCGCGTGTTGAGTAGCTGCGTCGCGCCATGGATCTCTGCCACATCGCGCGAGGTCGCATCCTTCATCGATTGCTGGCGAATCTTCGTTTCGTTGTCGCGATCGGTCTTCTCGAGCTGGCCCTGGATGCGTATCTGCTCCTTGCCCTGGCCGTACTTGATCTCGAGCGCCTGCTGATTGATGACCTGATCCTTCTGCGCAAGCTGCTGCTGAAGGGATGTGATGATGTGCTGAGCCTGCTTCGGTAGGCCCTCGACGATCTGCTCCATGGCAGCCGGGATCGTCGACGCCACGCGGTCGGCGAGCTCGTCGGCGCCATGAAAATCCATGTTGCGCAGAACGATGTCAGCGCCCTGCTGGACAATGATCTCTCCGAGAGGCGTGCTGAGCGTCTCCACCATGTTCTCGGCGGCTTCCTCGCGCTTCGTGTTGTATCCGGGGCCTGTATCCATCACCACGGAATACATCCCGACCGTCACGTCGTTCTTCACGCGCACAATCGGATCGGTCGCACCTTCAGGCGTTTCACTGACGCGCTCGTTGATCTTCACGACCTGCGGAACACCATCGTCACCGATGATCCGCTGCATACGTTCGGTGTCGTAGTAGTACGGGATTTGCTCGAGCAGGATCGATCCCGTCCAGGCAATCGCGAGAGTCTGGTTGTCGTAGTACTGATAGTGCGCAAGGTCCTGCATGCCCTGCCGGCGCTGCAGGTACTTGTTGCCGCCGACGACGCGCGCCTGGATTTCGGGATTCTCCTGCGGCATACCGGCGACAGACATGAGATCGCGCTCGGCGCCCGCAGCAGCAGCGGCCATGCCCTCTTCCACTGGCGCAGGAGGCTGGCGCATCGGCGGCGGCAAAAGCTGCTCGCCTTGCAGCGTTGTGACCGTGACTGGCTTGTAGACGAGCGTGCTGTACGCCTTCTGGTTCGCGTCATGCCATTCCGGATGACCATCCGCTTGGCCTTCTGCGAGCACCCACGGCGCTTTGGGAGCGAGTGCATAGCGTGAAGTCTCCTGGCTGCGCCAATAGTTCTTCATCCGCGCGGGGTCGATCAGATCGGCGACCATGCCCTTGCGTCGCACGCGGCCATCGAGCTCTTCGACATTGCCCTCGACACGTACGACCGGGATGTAGCGGCCAGGGACAATCTGCTTCTCGATGATGCGTTTGCCGTTCAGCCGGTACCACTGCACCTCACGGCGTGAAGCGGGCCGCTGAATCGGCTCGCCCTTGAGATCGCGCATCGGCTGGTAATTGACGGCGGCTGCCAAATCCTCATTGGGCAACTGGCTCTTGTAGACCGTGCTGCCGTCATTCATCAGGTACAGCGTGTCGCGCACCTCATGGATGCGATAGTACTCGGCGAGACGGATCGTCTCCTTGCCTTCCCACTCGTTCAGCAGCAGGCCCATGTCACCGGGCGCCTGCACATAGGCGTAATCGCTGAACTGCTCGCGCGGATACTTTCGTTTGTACTCCGAGCGCTTCATCAAGTCGGAGATGAAGCACCAGCCTTGGTCACGACCGTCAGGAAACTGCGCTTCCGGGTCCATGTAGACGCGGAACACGTTCCGGATCGGCTCTATCAGCAGCTCCTGCTCAAAGCTCGTCGGCGACAGATATTCTGAGCGAATGCGCCAGTAGCCCCAGCCGATGTCGATCGCGTTCTTGGCGCCGAGGTCGTATGCCACCGAAGCATTCGAGCGGTTCTCGATGTGGCGGATCAGCCCTTGGACGACGGCCGCAGTGTCGATGTCCGCGCCATCACCGACGGGATGCACCTTGATCCGCGGTCGCTGCTGCCGAAGCGTGTTCTCCTGGCGCTGGCAGATCGTGTTCGTCTCGTTGATCGTAAGCGTCGGCTGATTCTGGCTCTGGCGGATGTTGCGGATGTCATCCGGCCATTGTTCGCCCCAGCGGAATTTCTTCGCCTCGATGCCCTTGGAGCGATTATCGCTCTCGGCCGCAATGGCGATGTGCAGCCGCTCGGCCGCTTCCAGCCAGATGTCTTCGGCGGAGGTTGCGTCCTTGTCGAGGATGCCAGTGTCAGCCACCGTTCAGCTCCCGAAGCTTCGCGGCCTGCATGAGCAGTGCACGGTTGTTCTGGGCCATGATGTCCGCGACGTGGTGTGTCGTCGCCATCTGTGAGACGCGCGTATTGGCGATCTCTTCGAGAATCGCGGCGACATCCTGGCCCATTTGCTCCCACTGGTGGAGCTTCGCTTCGAGCTCGGACTTCGACTCCTGAAGCTGCTCAACAAATTCTTTGGTATAGCCGGCCATCAACTCATCCATCCATTGCCACTCACGCCCACGGGCTGCGAGTTGGTTTGCTTCGTCACGGCAGCTTTCTTCGGGGCGCGCGCAAACTCCAAGCCGCGACCCATGAGGCTGCACACATCTACGCCATCGTCATACTTTCCGGCAGGAAAGCGCATGAGTTGGCTGATCAACTCTGCTTTCCATGGCGCGCGTTTCGGCAGCCACACCTTGCCCATCGATGCGCGCGCCTGAAACGGCCGCGCGCGCACGACCTTATCGGCAATGCTCGGCAGCCATTCGAGTCGACACATAGTTTGGCGCTCCATCATGCGCCGCTTCAGGAATGGCTCTATCGCTTTGCGAATAGGTCCGGCTTCTCCGAACCATACGAGCGGCGAATACTCACCGATGAAATCGCATTGCTTCTCGATCCAGACATCCGAGCTTGCCTGCTCGCGCCACCAGTTAGCGATGTAGATGTCATCGTTGAAGTCGAGCCCAAAAATGCCATGTTCGGTGAAGTCTCCGCCCCCTTCGGTTACGGCATAGTCCGACGCGCCATACATGTGCAACCCATCGGGGAGCACGTCGTATTCCATGAAATCATCGCGCTTGAAGTAATCCCCTTCATCAGGCACGGGATTCTGCTGATAAAGCGCATTCCATGAGCGCACATCGAGCTTCGCTTGCTCGACCATTTCGTCGGTGAACCATTCAGGCCATAGCCGCTCGCCCGGTTTGCGGCCCAGGGGATCATGGTCGGTGGCAACCATGGGGAGCTTCATGACATGCCATCGATTCGCTTCGCGCTCGAGGATACGGCCGCCCAAATCGTCCTCGTGCCATCGAGTTTGGATGAGGATCTGGCGCGCGCCCGGCTTGAGACGAGTCGTGAAGTCGTTCACGTACCAATCCCATTGCTTCTGACGGACGCGCTCGCTATCAGCTTCCTCACGCGTCTTGATTGGATCGTCGATCAGACCAAGATCGGCACGACGACCCGCAATCGCTGAGCCAACACCAGCAGCGAAAAACTCGCCTCCGCGTTCATTCTCCCAATTGCCCGCGGACTTGCTGTTCTCGCTGACTCCAAACTCGAACACGTTCCGATAGCGCCGGAGACTAGCGATGTTACGAGCGCGACGACTGAATCGCTCAGCGAGATCAGTCGTATTCGATACACCTAGCACGGATGCCTGTGGGTTCCTGCCCATGAACCATGGCGGAAAGAGCTGCGACGCGTACGTGCTCTTGGCTGAGCCAGGAGGCATCAGCACCATGAGGCGATCAATCTCGCCGCGCTCTACCGCTTCGAGCGCGCCAATGAGCAATCGATGATGTGCTGCCGGCGCAAAGCCTATATCGAGATATTCGATGAACGTCTGGAAGCTACGCCTCGCGTTCCGACGATCCAGCATCTCCTGGGCGGCCAGCGGCAATGATAGCGGCGAGCTCGGCATCGGTATATTCATCTGCGCGGCGTACATCTACTTTTCCAGATAGCTCGACCGACGCGAGTCGCGCATGGACATACGGTGCTGCATCTTTCGCCGCAGCGAGCCGTATTTCGGGCTCGTTCGCCGGATCGCGCATGACGGAGAGCATGTAGTCGAGCGGCGTAAGTCCACTGGCTTCGATGGCTGCGAGCTTTGCGGCCGTGGCCTTGTTTGGGACACCCTTCTTGCGACCGCCGGTCTTTCTTCCGAGAGCCACATCTACTTTCCGTCTACTGTAGATGACAGGTGCGCCCAAATCTTCCGACGCACTATCGCGCTTATGTACGCCTGATGAAGGCCATAGTCCCGGCCGACATCCTTCTGGAACTCCCCAGGCGCACATCGATTGCGAATTGTCTGGACGTCACTGATTGTGAGCTTGGCTTTGTGATGCTTCTCGCCTATTGGCATTCGGCCATGGCGGTGCTTATCCAGTGTGTTCTCACTTCCGGTAGCCCACCTCAAATTCGAGAAATGGTTGTGCCGTGTATTGCCATCAAAATGCGCCACCTGATGCCGTGGCGTCGGCGGCTCTCCGATGAATGCGCGCGCGACTAGCCGATGAATGAGGATGTGCTTGCCCACACCATTGCGGAATGGGCGCACCACGAGATAGCCGTATCGATCGGTCTTGGGACGAAGAACCTTGCCACGAGGCGCGCACCTACTATCCGTGAGGCGTCGAACGGTGCCCTCTTCGGAGACTTCGTAATCCGGAAAGTCCGGACAAACGCGCCATTCAGTCATGGACCGCCGCCACATCGCGCTCTGTGATGATCAGGTGCATCTCGCCGTTCACGATAACTTCTGGAAATTGATATCCGGCTCCGTCGAAGACGTTCAATCCAGCAAGTTCAATCTTCTGACCCACCTTTACCTCTGTGGGTTGGAAGCGCTTCGAGAACTCGATGCGTTGGCGTGTCGCGCTTTCCTTGACACGTTTGCTGACCGGGTGGATGCCCGGCCCAATTGCAACCACAACGCCGCGTACCGGGCGCCCCTGGCGCACGACGGCGATCTTCGTGCCTTCGCCATGAACCTCGCGCCCTTCCCATTCAAGCGGCTTGAGCAGGATGCGATCGCCTCGCATGCGCAGAGTGCCGTTCACAACCTCAGTCATAGCGTGGCTGCCTCGTGCGCTGGTGAACGACATCGAACGGCTCGACGATGCCGTAGGAGATACCGTCCTCGCAGTGGAGGATCAGCGTGCAGCCCTGGTGGCGCAGATAGTCCTGGGCGGTGAGTTCGCCTTCTGTGACGTTATTCCCCGGTGTTCGGCGCCAGCAGTAGTGAAACGTTTGGGGCGCCTGCTCGATATGCTGAACTTCGATCATCGGCGCTTTCCGACCTTCAGCAGATGCTTCAACTTGCTTTTTCCGTGCTCGACGAACTTTTCAGCGACAGCCTTGGAGGGCGGGTTCTTCATGCCGGTGGGACGCCAGCCGTGCGCGATCCCCTCCATGAGCCGACGCTGCGATTCGCTTGCGTATGGCATTCACGGCCCGATCTGAATCGTCACAGTGACCGTGAGCCCGCTCGGAGAACTTGGAGGCATCGACAAACATGCCTCGTTGCTTGGAGCGCTCTCGATGCCCGCCTCTGCGGCAATCACTTGGTAGCAGGTTCCAGGAGCCTGACCGCTCAACGTCGTTCCTGCGGGCACGCCAGGAGTTGTGAGACGCGTTTTCGAGCCGCCCTTGGGACCCGAGAGAATCACATAGCTCAGCGTGCCGGTGATCGGCGTGCCATCGGTGTGTTGCGTCGGCGGGGTGAACTTCAGTGTCGTTCCGATTGTGCTCGTCTGCGCATACGCGCAGCGAACCGCGATCAGATCGAGCGCGACGAGCGCGAGTGCGATGACGAGGAGCGAGTAGGCACGCGACATGCGGATACCTCCGCCGCGCATTGTCGTATTCGATCACTCCGATTTCTCAACTTCATCGTTCACAAGTGGTGAGGCATGCTCAGCTCTATGGCATGAAATGCAAAGCCATCTAACAATCAACGGCTCATCGTAATTCTCATGGTGCTTCTCAGCCTTTACCGCACCACATCGCTCACAGGGCTGAGGGATCAGCTTTCCTCTGAATTGAGCCATATTGGCCTTTCCTCTTGCTGAGGCTTTCTTCTTTTCCTCAGGAGTAAGGCGCGAATACATGGATGGCTCTGTAGGCATGGGACCACTTGAATCCTTGCGCACGTAGCCCTTCGCGATCTCATAGAGATAACGGCGTGTGCAACCGAGCTTGTGAGCGAGTTCGCCCATCGACGGATACATGGCGGCAACTCTCAAAGCCTCAGTGCGCTTGGCCATGACCATCCGTGCGAACGTGATCTGATCGTCACTGAGCTTCTTGCGGCCGCTCACGACAGATCTACCTCCCGCAATTCGTACCGTCCGTTAGCTCGCCGTGCCCAACCGTGCACAAGGAAACGGATTCCAGCCTTACGCAGCACTGGCAATGCATCGCTTTCGGTGACCTTCCGGATCCGAGCGGCCATGTTGCTAGCGCTCGTGGTCTGAACGGCTACGATGTCATCGTCCTTGACCGCGAACACATCGACGATGCCGAACATGTCCTGACGTTTGCGGGCGAAGCCATTCCATCGTTCGGTGATGTGGACGAGCGGGTAGCCCCGATCGCGTAAGATTTTGAGCGTGCGTTGAGTTGGGCTGCTCATGCCGCTTCCCGATCGTGACGAATGCGATTCCACAAAACCGTTTCAATGCCCTGCTCGATTTCCTGCTCGGCCTTCTCGCTGACGGTTGCGCGGTACGTCAATTCCGCACAGAGCGCGCCAAGCATCGTGGCGAGACCGACGGGACGAACGCTCGCGAGCGGCTGATCGTTGGCCAGCAGCTTGAGCAGTCGACAGTGCAGTTCAGCGCGGCCAACGATGTACTCACGCCACTGGTCGCGAGTTCTCATTTTGGACCACCGAGTAGGTCACGCGCGGAACTTGGGCCGCTGAGCGTTCGGCTGCCGCTGTACGCGATCTGTGGCACGGCCTCCCTCACATCGTCTGCATCCTGCATGGCTTCGTAGTGCTCGCAGAATCGGCGCTCAAGAAACGGGGTTTTGTCCGTAGGAGACATGGCCACAGCCTGAAACCCACCGATGGCGCGCACTGCGCGCCGGAGCAGTTCATCGTCTGGTTCCGACACAGAGCCATCGACGCTGGGCGGTCCAGAATCCCAGCGGATGAATCCGCGGCGCGCGTAATCGAGCACGATCGCCCAAGCCTCGCCGGCAGTTCGGCGCCCTGCTTTGCGCAGATCCTCAAAATCCTTCGGTGTCGGCATGAACTCGCACGAGCGCACAAGCTGCTCGGCAGCTGCCCTGAATGCATCGATCGGCCAATGCTGGAGCGAGCGCCAATAAAGCTCCAATGCAGGAGCCGAGAGCTGCTTGCCCTTCAGTTCGGCGAATCCGACGACAATCTCGAGAAACGTCTTGCGATCTTCTGGCGTCATTGCGTGGACTCAGTGCGGCGCATGAACTCTTCGGCTGCGGATAGATTGCCGGCGAGACGCTGATCGGCCTTCGTCGCCGGCAACGGAAATGGCTCAAGGAATGGCGGAGCCGGACCGCTGCGGAAGAACTTCGCGGGCGAGAGCACGTATTGCGTGCCAATACTGCCCTTCGCCTGGCACTGCCTCACGTAGCGCTCAACGCCAGCATGTAAGTCGGGCCAGCCATGGCCCTCTGTGAGCCTGCGTTCGATCTCTCGTTCTGCGTTGAGCCATTCGCTTTGGCGGTAGGTGCCGTGCGGATATGCGGCTTTTAGCCGCGCGAACTGTTCCGCGTTTTCGGCCGCTTGCGTAACGAGCGAAGCGAGTTTCTGGTCTGGTCTAGTCTGGTCTGGTCTGGTCTGGTCTGGTAACGCACCTGTAACGCTTGTGCGTTTCTCTTGCGTCACATCGGTAACGGCGGTGCGTATACGATGACGTTGAACCCGCTTTGCTGTGAGCGCTTTTTTCTTTGCGTCGGTGCCGTTATGTGCTTGAAAACCAGGAAGTCTTACGCGATCCGAATCGATGACCTCAAGCCAGTCCGCGGGCATGAGCTTGGTGAAACCCTCGATGCCGACGAGCTGGTCTATTTCGTCGGAAGTGATGTCGAGTGTGTCGTCCTCGCGGATGTGCGAGTCGGCGAACATCCAGAGCTGTGCAAGGCCGCCTAACACCTGCGTTACGGCGTTACGCTCGACGAAACGCATCTGCGTTACAGATGTAACGCCGACGTTCTGTCGGCCGATCAACGCATCGACCATCCGCGTGAATCTTCGATCCTCACGCAGTTCCTTCTCGAGTTTTATCCAGCCAGACATCAGCGTGTAGAGACCGCGGCGGACGGCTGTTGCGAGCTCACGAGCAGGGAGGACTCGTGAACGGTCTCAGCGTCGCTTGCTACGCTGCCGCCGCGATGTTCGGTTTTGGACTCAAGCGCTGCGCGTCGCTGGCGCAGAGCGCTCAGCATCATCTGGAAAGCTGCCGCATCTGGGCCGGGACGCAGCCACATTGCCGCGAGCACATTGCGCCGGGCGAAGTCGAGTTCTTCGACTGTCGAATACGTGCTGACGGCAGCTTCGAATCGACGCTGCGCCATCAGCGTGCGCTCCGAGGTTGAGCCTTCGGCTTGACCGGACATCGCGCGGTTGTGCGCAAGCGCCGCGTAGATCGCGGTATTCATCGTCAGACCCTCACCCCGTACATATCCGCCGGCCTGCCCCGGCTGGATAAACTCAAACCACTGTCACGCTTTGTTCTGTAACCTGAGATATTTGCTTGTCTCGGCGCAGTAGCTCTTTTCTGTGCCGCAAGAACTTGCACTCACTTCGGTACATCCCCGACCAAAATTGGGACAAACCGGGTATT